TTAGGCATGGAGCGTCTGATCAAGGAGATCAGAACGGGGTCGAAGCCAGCAACGTTAGCGCCTGCAGGTGCATGACCTGAGTTGGTAGGTGCTGCTTCACCAAGGAACTCAGCAGACTCGCGAAGTTCTCTCTCTTGGTTCTCTAGAAGTTGTGCGACAACTCCTCTCTTGTGGGAATCCTTAATCTGTTCAAATGAATCGTGATTAAGGACGGGAGCCCACTTCTCCTGTAATTGTTGTAGGTTTTGTCCTTCCATTTTCTTTTTCTATACCTCGTAGGATGTTGTTAAGGTGCGGTTTGAGTATTATCTAAAACTCACTTGTTAGCAACGTTGGAAAGAGCGCGAACATAAGCGTCCATTGTAGAAGTAGTTTCTACTGGTGCCGCTTCCTCGGTTAGTGTTTCTTCCGCTTCGTTTGCTGGAGTACCAGCGTTTCTTGGGAAATAAGATTCCCTAAGAGTTACCAGCTTCTGGTAATAGTCATTTTCACTCTCAAACTCAACATTCTCTACGAGGGATGCAAGCTTGTCCTTTTGGGATACAGCAAGACCTTCGCAAACTCTGCTGAAAACAGATTCAGCTGTGGATTCACCAAGCTGTTTATTGAGAGAAATATTCTTCTCAATCTGTTCGTTGAGTTTTGTCTCCATTTCATCTAGTTTCTGTACCATGCTCTCTAGTACATCATATTTTTCTTCAGGGATTGATACATAATGTTCTTCAAAGAGACCCTTCATACCAGTAATGAAGGACTCGGTGATCTCAGACTTGAGACCGTTTTCAATAGATAGAGCATTTTCTTCTAACCACTCAGCAGAAACATACTCAAGGTATGAATCTACACGTTCGGTTAGTTCTACTTTGATTTCAGCAACTTCCTCAGAAAGTGCAGTAGCATACTGCTCTTCGAGTTGTGCAGAGATTTCCTTGGCTTTGGCGCCCAGAGCAGCTTCAAAAACTAGTTTTGCCTTCTCTTTGAACTCCTCGGAAAGTGACTCGTCGCCAGAAAGAAGTGCGTTAACATCTTCTTCAATTGCAGAATCGAGTTCCTCACCAGTAAGAATTTCTTCTTCGGTGGTTTCCTCAGACTCAGCTACGACTTCTGTCTCGTCGGTGGTTTCGGTAGTCTCCTCTTCAGAAACAACTGCTTCTTCAGCAGTCTCTTCTTCAGCGACGACTTCGCCTTCGGCTTCAACCTCTTCCATTTTACCGCCTTGACCTGGGGTAGAAACTGGAGTTGCAGAATGACCTGCTGCATCAGCAGGGGCTGCACCCTTGTTTACTACATCTTTGACCTGCTTCAGCGTAGCACCAGGTGTCTTCAGCGCATTGCTGTTATCGTCTGGTTTGCTGTTTTCTGGAGTGGGTCCACCCAGATCCTCGTAAGACGCTGCCTGTCCAGGGGTCGCAACAGAGGTTGCACTGGTTTCAGGTGCCATTGGCGCAGAAGCCTTAGCATTAACAGCGGTTTTGGATTGAGTTGTGCCTACTTCCATTTCTTGTAAATCGTTACCACTGGACATTTGTACTCTCCGATTACCTTGTATAATCTGTATTTATTTATAAGTTAAAGCAACTTATAGTGACGACAGGAAGTCATTGAACAGATTTAACTTCTGTTCGTCAAGTCTTCCTTGGTCTACGAGGGTATTTATACGGGTCTTAGTTATTTCCGCTTTCTTTTCGCGAAGGATGCTACCTTCCCATACCCACTCTTTTCCTTCCATAATTCCATCAACAAAAGCATCAGGTGCAGAAGGATCTGCTACGATGTCAGCAGCAGTTGCCAACATGAAGTCTTCACCAACAACTTTGATGCCATCAGTGTCTTCTTTTAGTGAACCAATACCACGGGAAGAGACTCCTAGTTTTACACCTTCACCTAAAAGTGAGGATGCAATTTTACCCATGGGAGTAGAAAGGATTTTTGCCTTTCCGTAGAAGTTATCACCTCTTTGCTCAAGCATCGTGATCTTGTGGGAAACACGATCAAGGTTTACAGTAGGTCCATCGGGGTGACCGAGTTCTCCTAATGCACGACCTTTTCCAGTGAAGTTTTCGTTATAACGATGCACTTCTTTTGCTAGAGTTTCGACGGGATACATGCGACCATTACGGTTCTTGATTCCGCCTTGTAGAAATACACCTTCGATGTAAAGGGATTTTTTTCCACCCTTCGATTCGACGATAACGTCTACACTCTCTATTTCTTCCCTGATTAGTTTCATTTCACTATTGGTAGAGTCTTATATTTTATTTATGACTATGGACTAGTTATGGGGTTATTACTAGAATCATGTCTTTGATAAGTACCAACTCCAACTGCCTGATTATTTTCGTTGTGACGTTGGTATGAAGCAGGGGTTCTGGTTCCTACTCCAGCATTACTGTTATAAGTGTATGCAATATAATCTCCATTAAAATTTTCAGAGACTACTGTTGACCAACCAGTTGTTCCGCCAAGTTCATTGACAATAATTTTTGTCGGTTGTGTTCCCGCAGGGTTGTTATTTGAATCGTGACGGATATATCCAGGCATTAGTCAGTTTCCTCTTCTGGAGTTGGTTCTTCTTCGGTTTCTGTTTCTACAGAAGCTTCTGGAGTTTCCTCTTCTTCAGCATCAGCCTCAACTTCTGCTTGCGTTGCACCGAACATTGAAGCAGCAACTTTTGGTCTTACTTCATCAATGTTTGCAGCAGACTTCTGCATCAAAATGTCTTTCAAACGATCACTAACTTCGGATGCCGAGGCACCATTAGCAATCATATCAACTACGTCATCCATGTTCTTAAAATAATAAGTAACTCAAATTATTTATATCTCGCCACCTTCGGGTATATCTACCGACTTGGTATTTACTTCTGGTGTTTGTGGTGTTGCACCTAACGCAGAAGGATCAAGAGGCATTCCAGTTGCAGGATCTACTGGTGCATTAGGATCAGGAATAACTCCATCTTTAATCTCTTTTTTGATTTGTTTATCTATTTCTATAATTTCTTCATCTTTTTGTTTGAGGACATTTCTTCTGATATAATCTGCAGAGAAATATCTACCAACATAAGGTTCCAGTGCTGTTAGAGTTGCAACTCGTTCGTTCATTAATTCATTTTCTTTTAATTCAGAAAAATGATTATCATAAACATAGTCATACTGAATGTGTTCTGAAATTACATCCCAATCTTCCATAGAAACAATGTTCTTAAGAAGTAATTGAGTTTTTAGCATGTCATGGAAGATTCCTGAGAATCTCTTCCTCATTCTTCCAACAAACTTAGTGAACTTAATTTCGTCTCTTAAAATTTCAGAAGAACGACCAAGATTGAAACCACTACTAGATGCAAGTCTAGACTCGGGAACACCAAGTGCTCTGTATAGTTTCTTTTGGAAGTATTCAATGTCTGCAAGTTCACCAAGATTTTGTCCACCAGGTAAAGTAGTAATCTCAGTTCCTCTACCACCTTCGCGACGAGGAAGCCAGAAATCTTCTAACATACTCATCATCTTGCGATCATCACGAACTTCTCCAGTGTTCGCATCATAAACCAACTTATTACGATAACGGTTCATGACTTCACGCAGATATTGTTCTGCTTTAATCTTTGGCAGATTACCAACATCAATGTAGAAGATTCTACGTTCTGGTGCTCTTGATAGTCTATAGATAACGAGAGAGTCCTCAATCATTCTAAGTTGATTGAGTGCTTTAATTGCTTTGTGTAGGTATGAGAGAACTGCATTTTTGTTTCTATCCACCAAACCAGAATGAACATAACAAATAGAATCTTTCGACATTCTGGTTACTGCACCAGCACCAGTTTTAAATGCACCACTTTTATTTGCCATACGACCGTTTGGATCGTACTCATAAAACTCTTCTATTTCTGGAGAAGGAGTTGGTTCAGTTCCTCTCTGAGTTACTACTGCAGGTCCGAGTGGATTATTTTTATCCTTCTTAATTTTTCTAATATAACGAATCTTTAGTGGATCAATATAACGAAGTTCTTTGATACCATCCTCTGGTTTCTTAATATCAATTACTTTGTGATAATAAACTCTTCCATCAACATACCAGTTCCTAAGAATTTCATGACATCTATCATCAAAACGAAGTAAGTCTTTTATCTTTTTAAATTCTTCTCTAATCAGTTCTTTTAGTTTATCTGATGCGGGAACATTTTGTAAATCAATTTCTACAGGAGAATCGTTCTGATCAGAAACGATCGCTTCATTTATTACATCTTCAATAGCTCCATCCACCTCAGGATGTAGTGCCATTTCTCGATATCTTTTTATTAAGTCAAACTCAGACTTGTATACACCTTCAATATCAACGTACTGTCCGTAAAAACCGCTAGAAACATAATAATCCGAAGAATCTTCCTGATTCTCCGGCACAGGAGAAACGACGGACTTTTTAGATCCGTCGTCATTCTCCTTGAATTTAAAACCAAATAATTTAGGCATTAACTCTCAAATAGAACTCTTCGTTCTATTATTTATAGGATCAACCAGGGTCAGTAACCTCGGGGTCGGTATTAAGTTGAGTTCTGCCATTTCCATCAAGAGCATCCCACCACTGAACCTGTAGAGTTACAGTAAACTCTTCGATTACGTCAGAGTTATCGTAAGAAACTTCGATTTCACTGACGTTGGTTGGGAATACGCCGTAGAATCTATATGCTTTATGTACTGGAATTTTAGATCCATCTGCAGCTCT